ATGATGAGCCAGCACCGCGACCTTGGCGCCGCGATCGAAGGCGGCGCGGACCAGGAGCTCGGCATAGTAGGTGCCGTCCTCGGTGTGGACCACGACTTTGTCGCCCATCTTGAACAGACGCGCGACGTTCCCCCAGTAGGCCTCCTCGAGCACCGCCCCGAACGGGGTCCCGAGCGGCGTGACGACCGACCAGGTATTGTTGGCCTGCTCAAGGGTTTTGAGCCGGCTCTGCAGCAGCGTTGGGATGCGGATTGGCGGGCCTTCCGGCGGAGGCGGCGGGGTGCCGGCCGCCATCGCGATCGGCACGGCCGGGACAATGGTTTCGGCGACAATCTCGTTCATTGGGCACCTCGTGAGATGAGAAGGCGGGCAGCGCCGCCCGCGGGGAGACTGGACGATCAGGTGATGGCGATGCCGGCCGAGAGATTGGCCGCGTTGCCGGTGAACGAGCCCACGCGAAAAATCTGGTTGGCGGGGCCGCTGGTCTGAAAATAGAACAGCACGTCGCCGACCTTCATGCCGAGCGGCTTGGCGTTGCTGACATAGCCGGCGCCGGCCACGGTCGCAGGGGCGTCCGTGTTCTGATAGACCCAGATCTGCGGCTGTTCGTCGCCGATCGTGAACGCGAGACAGGCAGGCGGCACGGCGGTGTTGTAGGCCATGGCGGTTCCTTTCGGATGACAGAGGACGGAAGGCGGAGGAAGAGGACGGAGGACACGACGAAAGGACCGATCGGTCGCCAGTCGTCTGTCCTCCGTCGCCTGGATTACGTGTACTTCGAGCCGTCGTGGTTGATGACGAGAACGCCGGAATTCTGCAGCAGGCTCGATCCCATGAAGATCGACGACCGTGCCCAGTAATAGGCGTTCTCCTCGTTGAAGCCCGCCCGCACATCCATCTCGCCGGTATTGACCGCATGACCGATCGCGGAGCGATGGTAGGCGAAGCACTGCTCGCTCGCAGTTCCGACATTCGGCAGATGCGGATGGATGACCCAGTTGAAGCCCATCCAGCGGCGGAAGCGACGGGCCGGCCCGGACAGGGGCGTGACCTCGACATAATCCGCGCGGGCGAACTCCGGCATTTGCGAGAGATACGCCTCGAACGCGGGCGTCACCACGAAGAAGAGGTTGTCCTCCTCGGTGACGTCGACGTCCTGCAGCGCGAGGTGGGCCTTGGCACGCACGACGAGCGCGAGCGAGGCGGGCACCGCCGAGCCGAGATTGTTGGTCCCGGTGTTGAGCGCCCCGATGATGTCCTGGTCGATCTGCCGGTTCATCACCTTGACGGTCGTCATCTGCATGATGCGGCGACCGTCGCCCTGCGACCCGAAGATGTTGAACTCGGTGCGCTGCGGCTTGTCGTGCCACTCGATGAGCGTCGCGGGGATCTGATTGAGCGAGTCGACGCGCGACGGGATCAAGCCGTTCACGCCGCGAGTCACGGGCGTCGCGCCGCCCGATCCGGCGACCAGGAACATCGCCTGGTTGCCCTTGATGACCGCCTCGGTGGTTGCCGCCGTGCGAAGCCAGGACTGGCCCTGCTCGAACGCCGCGATGAACTCCTGGCGGTATTGGATTTGAAAGGCCGTATCGGCCATCGGTGATCACTCCCTTGCAGGATTGGCGGTGTTCCTCTCCTCAGGTTGTCGGCACGCGCGGGTCGCGGGTTGTCTGGGGCGCGCGGTCGCTGACGCGAGCGCGCCGCAGGGCCGATCGGCCGCCGTGCCGGGCATCGGATCGGTGCGGATGTTGCCGCTTCCGGGGTCGCGTCGGCGAGTTGTCCGGAAGGACGGCAGAAAAGACGTAGGGTGGCCAGTAGGGCTAACCTCGCGACCTGCCCTGACGCGCGCGCATCTTGTCCTGCGCGGTCACGAGCTCGCGGAATTCGCTCTGGAGCGTCTCGGCCTTCGGCCCCTGCCAGTAGTCGGAGCGATAGTCGCCCATCATCTTCTGCAGCTCGGCCATGCGGTCGGCGAGGCCGCTGCCGGAGAGTTCGGCGCCCGCCGGCAAGACCGTGGCGGCCGGATTGAGCTCCCGGGCGAGATGCACGAGCGCGCGCAGCACGCCCGCATGGTCGCCGATGCTGCTGCCGTCCGACATGCGGCCCGCGAGCAGGCTGTCGGCCACGCCTTTCGGAAACAGCGCGAGCAGATTCTGCATGGCGTTGAGATTGGCCTGGAACTGCTCCGGGCCCCATTCCTTGCCGAGCTCGATCAGCGACACTTGCTTGTAGGCCTCGTCGCGCTCGATCTGCTGGCTGCGTGCGGCGTCCTGCTGGTCGAAATACCAGGAGACCGCATCGTTGAACTGCTCCTGGGTCCAGCTCTTGGCGAGCGCCGCCTCGGCAAAGCTCGAGAGCAGCGGCTGATCGGCTTCCCCGGGGATGACGCCGTTCGGCAATGCCAGGCTTTTGACCAGTGCTTCGGCGCTGTCCGGCAGCCCCATCTCCTTGCGCCATGCGGCTGCCTGCTCCGGGCTTGCATCCTTCGGCAGCGGCTTGGGCGGCGCCTTGAGCTCGCCCGATGACAGCCGCGCCTGCAGCTCGCGATAGGACTTGAACACGTCGGCGGGCGAGCCCATGCGGTCGAGCTGCTTGAGCCATTCCTTGTCGCCGCCGGCGATGAGCTTGCGCCAGTCGGCCGGCCAGTCAGGCGACGGCGCAGCAAGCTTGCCGAGGTCGCCGTCGCCGATCGTGGAGCCACGGCTCGAGGGCTCGGATGACGCCGGCACGCTCGCCGGCGGCGCAACGGGCGGCGCGGGATCGCCGACGCCACCGGAGTCGGACAACGGCGTATCGGCGGCCGCGCCAGCGGATCCGCCAACTCCCTCGGCGGCGCGGCAAGCATGGCAGAGCAGGTGACGATGCCAGCGACTGAGCATGGGGACTCCTCGGTTTGTCGCGATGGACGGCGCACGCCGGGCCGTTGCTTGACCTCGACCGCGCAAGCGTATAAAGAACGATTATTCTGTTTACCGTGACCGCATGCAACCCGGACGAACCAGCACGACGGCGGAAATCATGGCGCTGTTCAGGGCGCAGGAATCCGCGCGTCGCGAGCCGCTGTTCAACGATCCATTCGCGGCCGGCTTCCTTGGCCGATCGCACCGCCGGGTGCTGCGACTCTCCAGCCTGCCGCTTGTCGGCACGCTGCTGCGGCGGTTCATCGATGCGCGATGGCCCGGTGCGCGCACCTCGGGAATCGCGCGCACGCGCCTGATCGACGACTGGCTCAAAGAGGCGGTTGCGGCGGGCGCCGAGCAAGTCCTCATTCTGGGCGCCGGCTTCGACAGCCGGGCGTGGCGCCTGCCGGCGCTCGTCACGCTGCCGGTGATCGAGGTGGATCATCCGGCGACCTGCGCCGAAAAACGCCGGCGGCTCGCCGACATGGGAGCCGACCTTTCATGCATCAGATCGGTGCCGGTGGACTTCGACCGGGAGCTGATCGGCGTCACGGTCCGGGCCGCGGGTTTCGACGAGACGAGGCCCGCGGCGATCGTCTGGGAAGGCGTCACCAACTATCTGACGGCCCAAGCCGTGGACACGGTCGTGCGCTGGATCGGAACGCTGGCGAGAGGCACGCGGCTGATATTCACCTATGTAGACGAGGCCGTGCTCGCGCCGGGCGACAGGTTCGAGAACGCCGCTTCGGCACGTCTCCTCGTCAAGACGGCGGGCGAGCCTTGGACTTTCGGGTTCAAGCCTGCGGAACTGCCAAGCTATCTCAGTGAGCGCGGCCTCGCCTTGATCGAGGATCTCGACGCAAATGCCTATCGGGCCCGGGTCATGGGCGAGAGCGGCCGCCGCGCGCGCGGCTACGAGTTCTACCACGTGGCCCTGGCCGAGGTGACCGGGACGTGCCGAAGCTGACGCCCGAGCGCGCAGAGGCGCGTCGCAAGCAGATCATCGACGGCGCGGTCGCGTGCTTCGCCCGCAACGGATTCCACAAGACGACGATGCAGGACATCGTGCGCGCCTGCGGATTGAGCCCCGGCGCGATCTACTGTCACTTCAACGGCAAGCACGACATTGTTCTTGCCGCCGTGGCGGAGCGCCACGGGCGCGAACGCGACCTCGTCAGGCGTGCTTCCGACGAGCCGGACTGGGCCCGCAGCCTGGAGCGGATCGCCGCCGACTTTCTCGAGCCCCTGACCACGCGCGACGAACGCCTGTGGCGCGAGCTGACGATCCAGCTCTGGGCCGAAAGCCTGCGCGACCGCCGCATCCGCAAGCTCGCGCGGGACGGCGTCGACGCGCCTCGTGCCCTGCTCGCCGCGACGATGCGCGAGGCGAAGCACCGGGGCGAACTCCCAGCCGGGCTCGATGTGGATGCGGCCGCCCGGCTGCTGATCGCGATGTTCCAGGGGCTCGTGCTTCAGCTTGCCTGGGACGACACGGTCGATGTCGCCGCCTGCGCGACAGCCGCAAAGGCGCTTTTATTGAACCGTAGGGTGGGTTGAGCGTAAGCGAAACCCACCGAGTATTTGAAATAAGTGGCGGGTTACGCTTCGCTAATCTAACCCGCCCTACAAACTCGTGCCATCTTCACCACGTTTCAGAAATTGCTCGGGCACCGGCAGCAGCAGGCGGCGGATTTCGAGACCCACCCAGCGCTTGCCTTCGGCGAAGTCGGTCGCGCGCGTCCCGTCGTGTCCCTGCTCGGGGGGCCAGAAGGTCAGACGCTCGGTCTCGCACAGCTCCTTGACGATGAAATTGAATGCGAGCTGCTGCTGGGCGGCGCTGGCCGAGCCTTTGGCCAAAGCCTGCATCGCAAAGGCATTGGCCGGATCGTAAGGCGGCGCCTTCCAGGGGCCTGCGCGTTTTTGTGCCGGCATGTCGTTCTCGTTCATCACGTTTGATCCAACCAGACACGGCTCTCAGACGACACCAGCATTCTGGAGGCTGGTAGCGGCATCGCCGATGTTCTTCGCGGCGGCGCCGACCTTGCCGCCGGCTTCGGCGACATGCGCAAGCTGCGCGGCCTGGGCGGCCGCCGCCTGCTGCTGCTGCATCGCCTGCTTGGTCCGCAGCGCCTGCGCCTCGTCGATCAACCAATCGGCCGGCGCGCCGGTGCCGGCCACGGCATCGCGGAACGCCTTGTCGACGTCGACGTCGGCGCGCACGTTGGGCTCGATCTCCATTGCGGCCGCGAGCAGCTGCGAGACCTGCGTGAACGAGGTCGTTTTCGCCTGCTCCTCGGCCTGCTCGATCGGCGAGCGGAATTTCCACTGCACGTCCTCGCCCCGCAGCACCGGCGGGATATCGAACGGCGAGCCGAAGGCGCCCATGCGAAAAGCCTTGGCGAAGCTCATCTCGAGGAGCGGCCAGTTGTACTCGTCGTCGATCGGCTCGAAGAGCGGCAATGCCTGCTGGACATACTGCTCCCAGCGTTTCTGCACCTCATAGGCGGTCATCTTGTCGCCCGGATCGGGCATGCGCAGCAGGTCGAGATAGAACGCCTTGCGAATCGCCTCCCCGATCAGTTGCTCGCGCTGGCCGCCCCAGTTCAGCCCGCGGGCGTCGATCGTCATGGGACGGAGCACTTCGCCGGTGCGCTCGTCATAGTCCGCATCCGTCCAGGTGATGCCGCCGGCCTGCACGTTGACGCCGCCGAGTACCGCCTCCCCTACCCCGACGAGCGGCGGGTCCACGACCTTCTGCCCGGCCTCGAGCAGGGTCATCGTGATCTGCTGCAGCATGCGCGCGTCAGACAACGCCACGACGGTCGCCGGCGAGTAGGCATATTGCGACCAGCCGCCGATCGTCACCCAGCGTGGAATGACGTGGCCGAGGTCGTGCTGCGGCACCTCCTCGAGAATCTGCTCGTTCATCGTATCGACGACGACGCGGACGAACGGCAGACGGCGACGGAACTTGCCGGGGCTCTGGAGCCGTGGCTCCTCGTACTCGTCCGCCGGCATGACGATGACCCGGCAATCGATCTCGGCCGACGGGTCCTTGTCGAGGCGCTCGCGCACCTTGGGATCGACGCTCGTCGGAAAGAGCCGCACCAGCTGCCGCGCCTGCGGCTTCCAGTTGCGGTGAATGGTGTCGATCTCCTGCTCGGCGTTCTCCTGCCAGGCGCAGTCGCGCAGATGCCAGGTGCGGAACAGCAGCCCGGTGCGGTCCGGGGTCTCGTCGATACCGATGACGGCCTGGCCGAACGCGATGTAGTCGCCGTCGGCCTCCTTGGTGGCGCGCACGAACTGCGAGCGGCGGTCATAGAGGATGCGCCGCATGGTTTCGGTCGCGGCATCGAGCCATTGCAGCGCGGCCGCATCGTTGTTGACCCGGTCGTTGCCGGTGCGGGCGCGGAACCAGGGCAGCGCGCGCGGACGCAGCATCGCGGCAATCGCATTCGAGAGGTCGCGATGCGCCAACAGCGGCGCGCCGCTCATCATATAACTTGCGAACTCCTCGGAGATGAAGCGCTTGCGCGTGAAGTCGGCGCGGATGACGTGGAACTGCTCGGCCATCAGCTGCCAGAGCGTGAGAATCGGATAGCGCTTCGAGAACAGCGAATCGCCCTGGGCGATCAGATCCCTGACGCGGCTTTTCACGTCGGCTGCTCCACTGGTGCCGGCGCCCGCAGATCCACCGCAACGCCCATCGCCTGCAGCGCGCTGGCGGGCCAAACGCCGTCGCGCCAGATCACGGTCGACAGATCGGCCGCATCGGCGCCACGCAGATCCCAGAGAGTCTCGCCCGCCGGGATCTCCTGCGCCATGATCTCGTTGCCGTTGGGACCGCGCGCATATCCTTCGGCGTCGACGCGGAAGCGATACGGCGGCTTCCGCGTCGGCGGCGCGCTTACCCCATCGGCCGCCGGCGATGCGCTTGTGGCGGCCGTGGATCCGGCCGCGACGTCCGCGGAACCATAAGCGACGTCGAGCGCGACCGTGATCATCTGGAGCCACGCCTCCCGTTCCGGGCGACGGAATGGCGGGGCGGCCGGGAGCGCCCGGATCACCTCGGCGAGCAACGGATGCGGTCCACCCGGTTTTCTGCGCATGTCAGCCTCCGAGCTTGTTGGTCGCGTAGTCGGCCGGCGGGGCGCCGCGGTTGGCGGCGCTCGTCAGAATCGTCGAGGATCGTCCCGCCGCTGAGAGCATCTGCTGCGCCGTGCGCCGCCTCGCCTCCTGGGCCGAGGCCCCATAGGGGTCCGGCATCGGCGGCGGCGGCACGGGCGCGGGAGGCGCCGGGGTCGAGACCTTGAACATGTTGCTCATCGATAGCGTTCCTTGATGTGCGCGTAGCCGACGGTGACGGTTCGCCGGCGGGCGGGCGGCGCCGCTTCCGGATCGAGCAGCATGGCTATTCGCTGCGCCGGATACCCGAGCTCAAGAGCGATGTCGGCAATCGACGCGCCCGCGCAGGCCATGTTCTGGGCGCGCACGATGTCCTCGAGCGGCAGCCGCTCGCGGCTCCAACTGCTCATGGCCAGCCTCCATATCTTTGTTTGACGGCCTCGTGGCCGCGGTGGACCGTCGGGAGCAGGCCGCCGCGGCGCTCCTGACGCATCAGCGCCGCATCGCCTTCGCTCAATGCCATCACGATGGCGTCGCCATCGTCGGGCGAGCGCCCGAGCCGCTTTCTGATGGTTTCCTTGGGCTCGATCACGATCTCGCCGGAGCGCACCTCGAAGGTCGGGGCGGCGAGATCCGCCCTGATCGTGGCGTCGGGCGGCAGCGCGACAATGGAGCCGCCCTGTTGATCCGGGTCCAGCGCCTCGCGGAACCGCCACTAGGCTTCGGCGCGCTTGTTCTTGAAGTGAAGCTGACCGTTACGGTCCTTGCGGATCGACGGCTTCTGGCCGAGGAACCCGATCACTTCGATGCCGTTGCGCTCGAGTACCCCGACGGCGTCCGCGCCCCATCCGCCACCGACATCGACGATCACCGGACAGCGGTCCCGCCGGACGCGAACGACGAGCGCGGCCACGTCGTCGCCGGTTCGTGTCGTGCGTCCAGGTGCGCGGACGAGCGGCGCGTACCACCCGCCGTGGCGCGAGGCGAGCACGGTCTTGTCCTCGCCGCCCTGGGCGACGTCGACGCCGATCGCCGTCATCATCCGGCCGGGCCGCCAATCCGGCGTCCACCTCGCCTGCGCGGCCTCGATCCAGGCCGTCGGAATGACCTGGAATTCCTGGTCGCGGAGGCCCGCCAAGAAATTGCCGTCGCGATAGGCCCGGCGCAGTTCCTCGGGGAGCGCGTCGAGCACGCTCGCATACGGCGTCTCGGCGAGAAACGGATTGTCCTCGAGCCTCGCCGGGATGTAGGTGCGCGAGCGGGCGCGCACCGGGCGGCCGCGGATTTGATACGGCCCCGGTCCGTCGACTTCGAGATCGTCGCCGTTCTCGCCGGTCGTGTACCAGCGCAGCTCGCCCGGCTTGGCCGGGCGGTGATAGAGCGGGTCGAGCCAGGCACGCCAATGGGAAACGACCCATGTGCCCTCGGCGGTCGTCGGCGGATTCGACGCGACCACGACCCGACAACGCTGGTCGGCATCGGCCGAGCGGTTCCAGCCGATGATGAAGCGGAACTGCGAGTAGGTGAAATCGGTCCCTTCGTCGAACCCGATCAGGTCGTGCGGGTCACCCTTGTAGCGCTGTTTGTCGTCCTCCATCTCGCAGCCGCCGAAATCGATCTGGCGGCCCTCCCCGATCGCGCCGCCGGTCCAGCGCTGGAGCTGGCCGTTGTAGCCGTCGCGGGAGCCGACGATCTCGATGACGCGCGGCACCAGCTTGAGCGTATCCTTGTTGATGCGGCGGAGAACGAGCGAGCGCTGATGCTTCTTCAACGCCAGCCCGAGCAGCAGATCAGTTTTGCCTCCTCCGGCTTGCCCTCCGTAGAACGTTTCGTCGGCCTTGGTCTCCAACGCGTCGGTCTGCGGGCCCGGGTTGGGTTTCCAAGCCGGAACGGCCGGCTTCTCTGTCTCGTCGTCGGGAGCCGGTCGGCGCTTCACCGGTGCCATCGAGGTGCCGAAGGATTTTTGCCAGTCAGCCGGCGCAGGCGCATGTCCCGGCGAAGTGGATCCGGTTCGCCGATAAGGACATGCGCCAATATATGAATCTCCGCGCATCCCGGTCAGGGGCCTTTCAGTGAGGGATCCACTGTGACCGGGAAGCGCTGTGGGCTCAGCTTTGCGGCTGGACGGCGGCGAGAAGCACGTGGCCTGCCGTTCCGGCCCCGGTCTGCTGAATTTGTCCGGCGACGGTGATCGTCGTCTCGAAAGAGGCGGACGCATCGGTGAGGCCGGTCAGATCCGTGACGCTGACAACCTTGTCGCCGACCTGGGTGTTGGCGAGCGTGACGGCACCGGCGGAAACGAGCATGGTGGCGGTGTGCACGATCAACGTGCGTGATGTCGCGACCGGCACGCCCTCGACCAGGAGCGCATAGCCGGTGCCCGGGGTCTGGGCAATGACTGCCGGGTCGCCCGTATAGCCGAAATGTCTGCCGATGATTCCCTTGAACGGACCGCCCGGCGAGCCGCCCTCGATTGTCGCTGCGGACATGATGGTCTCCTGTGTTTACGAGTAGACGAGAAATCCGTGCACGTCGTTGGCGTTGATGGGTGTGGTGTCGGTGTCGGCGACGCCACCGGTGATCGCGTAGGCAAGCCCGTTGTAGAACGGGACCCCTGCCCCATCGATCGGCACCGGACTGACGCTGCCGGCCGCGATCGGCACGGTGAACAACGGAATGTCGGTTCCGACCGTCGGCGGCGCGCCCTTGTCGTAGAATTTGAAATAGCGGGCCCCGGTTGCCGTGTTGAAGACCCAGATCGAGTTGACGACCGCGGCCGATGCCTTGATCAGAGTGGCGTTGAGACCCGCGGCAGACGCGACACGCGCCACCAGCGGATCTCCGAAGAAGGCGCCCGAAACGGTTTTGGGGAATTGTGGCGGTCCCAGTCCGGACATGCTTTGCTCCTCACTTGGTGGTGCGCCGATGTCATGCGGCGCCAGCGTGATGGCGCCCTGCTGGAGGGCGCGGCTCGAACAGGTGAACGGCCCGTCGGCGCAAATCGCCGGGCGCCCGGCTCACGACGTTGAGGCGCCCGATGCGCTTCGTCTCGATCCTCGCCGGAAGCGCAATGAAGTCGCGGATGCGATCCTCGCGGATTTGAGCCGAAGCGCGGTCGAGCCGCGAGAACACCAGATCCTTGTAGCG